GGACTTAAAAAGGAAGATGTTTCCAAACGTTTTAAAGACCTTATGGCAGTCATCGAAGCAGAAGATCTTGGTGGAGAAACACCAGACAATGCTAAACCAGATGATGATTCAACTGTTATAGGTAAAAAGAAAAAGAAAATCAAAATTTCTATGCCTGAAATTAATGTTAAAGAAGATATCGATGCATTAGTAGAAGGTGAAGAACTCTCTGAAGAATTCAAATCCAAAGCATCTACAATATTTGAAGCTGCAGTTCATCAAAAAGTGATGGAAATTGCAAGTTCAAAAGTTGATGAATTAGAAAAAGAATATCAGACAAATTTGTCAGAAGAAATTGTTTCATTCCGTGATGAATTGACCGATAAGGTTGATGGATATCTCAACTACGTAGTTGAAGAGTGGATGAAAGAAAATGAAATTGCACTTGATAGTTCATTGAAGAGTGAACTTACTGAAGAGTTCATAGGTGGACTTAAAAATCTCTTTACTGAACATTATATCGAAGTTCCAGACGAAAAAGTTGACATCGTTGAAAGCCTGTACGACAAGGTGGAAGAACTTGAAGGAAAATTAAATTCTCAAATTGATGATAACGTTCAAGTTACAAGTGAACTTAACGAATATCGTAAAGACAAAATCTTAGAAGAAGTTTGTGAAGACCTTGCAGACACACAATCTGAAAAGATGAAATCTCTCGTAGAGGGTGTTTCTTACGAAGATGATAAAGACGATTTTGAGAATAAAGTTAAGACGATTAAGGAAAGTTATTTCCCGAATCAAACTAAACAGGATGCAAATGTTGAACAAGAAAGTGATGATTCACCAACGGAGGAAACTCCAGAGATGAATAACATCATGGAGGCATATAGTAAAGCTATTGCTCGTAATTAATAATAATTTTTAGTTTTTTTAACAATTTAAGGAGTTTAAAAAATGCAACTCTCAGAAACAATTAATAAAAAGTGGGCTCCAGTTTTGGATCATCCAGATCTTCCTAAGATCAGCGATCCATATCGTAGAGCAGTCACCGCTATGTGTCTTGAAAATGTTGAATCTCAATATGCTCAAGATCAACAAGGTAGTGGACTCTTAATGGAGGCAGCCCCTACTACTACTATGGGATTAACATCTACTAACCCATCTTTAGGTGGTGTAGCTGGTGGTTCTGTTCAAGTTAGTGCCGATTTTGCAGATCCAGTTTTGATCTCAATGGTTCGGCGTGCAATGCCTCAACTCGTAGCATACGATGTTTGTGGTGTTCAACCTATGTCCGGCCCAACTGGATTGATTTTCGCACTCAAGAGTCGTGTCAATTCAATGACAGGAAATGAATTGCCGGGAGTCAATCCTGACAGCGAAGATTCTGAATCTGGTACGCCAGGACACGCATCGGGTGACAATGTTAAGACGCCTGGTCTTTTGATCACTGGTACTGATGGTACTGGACAAACTGGTAACGAATATTCCGCATCAAGTGCTCTGGAAACAGACGGTGGTGAGGGCGATATTGCTGGTGAAATGTCCTTCTCGATTGAAAAGATTTCAATCGCGGCTGGTACACGTGCCCTGAAAGGTTCCTATTCAATGGAACTCGCACAGGATTTACGTGCAGTTCATGGTCTGGATGCAGAAGCAGAACTTGCTAACATTCTGTCTATGGAAATTCTTGCAGAAATCAACCGAGAAGTAATTCGTAAGATTTACATCAACGCTGCTGCAGGTGCTCAAGTCGGTACAACTACTGCTGGTCTGTTTGACCTTGATACCGATTCCAATGGTCGTTGGATGGTTGAGAAATTCAAAGGTCTGATGATGCAGATTGAAAAAGATGCAAACCAGATTGGTAAAGACACACGAAGAGGAAAAGGAAACATTCTGATGACTTCATCTGATGTTGCCTCTGCCCTTCAGATGGCAGGTATTTTGGATTATGCTCCTGCAATGAGCACAGATCTGAATACAGATACTTCGTCTTCAACTTTTGCCGGAGTTCTTAATGGTCGGTACAAAGTATATGTTGATCCATATGCTGATGCGAATGCACAAGAATTTTATTGTGTAGGTTATAAAGGTGATTCACCGATGGATGCTGGAATTTTCTATTGCCCATACGTTCCGTTGCAAATGGTTCGTGCGGTTGATAGTTCTAGTTTTCAACCACAGATTGCTTTCAAAACACGTTATGGTCTAGTTGCAAACCCATTTGCAGAAAATGCAAGTGCTTCAACTGGTCGTATGACAGGTGTTCTTGGAACTAATCCTCACCTGAATGTATATTACAGAAAAGCTGCAATTACCAACTTGATGTAATTCTTGACCTACATATAGTAGGATTTCAGAAAGGGAGTGGAGAAATCTGCTCCCTTTTTTTGTTTGTAGTGATAATTTTCCAGTGAGGCCGCAATGATCATAGTGATAGGAAATGGTCAATCAAAATCTGTTTCAGATTTCAATCTTTTCAAAAAACATACAACATATGGTTGTGATTTCATTTATCGTAAATTCATACCAAACCATTTAGTCTGTCAAGATATTGATGCACAATTGGAATTGATAACTAATGGTCTAACGAAAAAATATAAATGTTATTTTAGGGGGTTTGATTTAATTCCAAGTATGCATTATGACACACTTAAACAGACAACCGATAAAAGATTAAAAATTGGAGAGAATCAACCAAAAACGGATAATTTTATTCAATTTGCACATGAAGGAGTTATGTATTTCATTTGGATTGATTCATCTGATCCAACTGAAAATATTGCTTGGTGGTCTGATACTACGTTTGAAGAATGGGTTTCTGATACAATTGCACTCCGTTTGGCCGCTCAACAAAATCCTAGTGAAACATTTTTTTATTGTGTGGGGTTTGATTATTATCATGATCAAACAAAAGATGGTATATTTCTTGGATCTTCAGTTACAGAATTTCATGATGAAAAACAAGATTCTTGGATTGGTCAACACAAACACATTGAAGAAGAATACCCAAATTCTAAATTTATTTTTGTTGGAAAAGACATGGATTATGGCGAGTTTGAAAATCTGTTGAATAAATAGTATAGAAGGACTAAAAAAGGAAATCATGGCCGCATCAAATGTAGTACCAGACAATTTAAATTATCTTTCAAATATCAGTTTTCGACTGACAATGCAAGATGCACCAAATATAACTTGGTTTTGTCAGGCAGTAAATGTGCCTGGTGTATCAATTGAAGGAATTGATGTAACTACACCACACGCAACCATCCCCTTTGCCGGAAATAAAGTTTCGTTTGAAGAGTTGTCTGTCAGGTTTATTGTTGATGAACATATGAAAAATTGGACAGAAATTTATGATAGAATTATTGCAACTGGTTTGACAGAAGGACATGAAAAATATAGACTTCTCAAGAATTCAAATACAATTAATCCAAGAGGTGGAATAGTTTCAACTGTTGTACTTACTGTTCTAACAAGTGCAATGAATCCCCAAATGGAATTTCATTTTTACGATGCGTTTCCAATTTCTCTTTCTGCACTTGATTTCGATAGTGCAAATACTGATTTAGAATATTTTACTGCTACTGTAGGATTTCGTTATACAAATTATGAAATAAAAAATCTATTGAACAACTAAAAAAATTATGACAATTGAAGACATTATGGAAATGTGGGGAGAGGACTCTCACATTGATGATAAAGATTTGGACAATGAATCATTGAAAATACCCAATCTACATCAAAAATACTTAAACATATATTCCAAAGAAAAACGTAAACTCAGTGATCTCAAAACTCATTGGAAAGTTCTTTTTCAACAACGTTGGGAAGTGGTTATTTCTAAGAACGGAAAAGCACCAGATCACAACATCAGAATATCCAAAACAGAATTAGAACGACATTACGTTGCAGCCGATGAATCGTTGCAGAAAGCGGAGAAGATATTGAACGAACAAGAAGGAAAAGTGGATTATCTGAAATCGGTTCTTTCGATGATTGAGAATAGAAGTTTTCATATTAATAATGCAATCAATTGGAGGAAATTTGTTGCAGGACTTGGATAATTATGCAAATCATAATGGAAAAAGAGAACGAGGTATATCTACGACTTTCTTGCGAGCCGGGAGTGAAGATGGAACTCAATCATTATTTTCGATTTCATCCAAAAGATTATCAATTCATGCCCATGTTTCGCAGGAGAAAATGGGATGGGTATGTTTATCTTTACAACATGGACAATGGTAAAATATATTATGGATTAAAAAATAGAATACAACGTTTTGCGAGTGATAGAGAATATGAACTTATTGATCAAACAAACGATTCAATTGAACACATATCCAATGAAGATTATCTGAAATTTCTTACATCATTTCCCTGTGAATATAGATTGAGAGATTATCAAAACAATGCAATTCGACATTCGATTGATGAACGAAGAAGTGTACTTCTCTCACCTACTGCATCAGGCAAATCTCTTATCATTTACTATCTGGTACGATATTATTTTCCACAAAAATCACTAATCATTGTACCAACACTTTCGTTGGTAAGTCAGATGTATTCTGATTTTGAAGCCTATGCGAAAGCGGACAAGACATTTGAAGTCGAAAAATTCGTCCACAAAATTTTTGGTGGTCAGGAAAAAGTAACAGACAAACCAATCATAATTTCAACATGGCAATCCTTGTATGAATTAAAAAAGGATTTCTATACAGATTTTGAATTGGTGATTGGAGATGAGGCCCATTTGTACAAAGCAAAATCACTTACTAAAATAATGAAGAATTTGGAGAATGCACCTTACCGAATAGGGACAACTGGAACCCTTGATGATGTTGAAGTACATAAATTAATACTAGAGGGGTTATTTGGTTCAACAAAAAAAGTAACAACCACCAAAGAACTCATCAAGAAGAAGACACTATCAACAATTGCAATACGATGTCTTGTTCTTAAATATTCTAAAGATGCGGCCGGAAAAATCTCAAAATCGAACTATCAAGAAGAAATTGATTTTTTGGTGAGTCATCCTGAAAGAAACAAGTACATATGTAACCTAGTAAAAGGACTTACAGGGAATACGTTGGTCTTATTTCAATTGATAGAGAAACACGGCAACATTTTACATTCAATACTGGAAGAAATAATTGATTCTTCTAGAAAAATCTTTTTTGTTTATGGAGGAACAGATGCAGATTCAAGAGAAAAAGTCAGAGAACTTGTCGAGAAGGAAAAGGATGCTATTATATGTGCAAGCTATGGCGTATACAGTACCGGCATCAACATTAGGAATCTTCATAACATTGTTTTCGCTTCTCCTTCTAAGAGTCGTATTAGAAATCTACAATCAATAGGTAGGGGATTGAGAAGATCAGAAACAAAAGAGGCTGCAACTCTTTATGATATTTCTGATGATTTAAGTTATAATGGTAAAAAGAATTATACATTAAACCATTTTATAGAACGAGTGAAAATATACACAAGTGAATACTTTCCTTATCATATCTATACTATTCCTATCCAAACCATCACAGACTCATTATAACAA